CGCTCAAGCCTATGTAGCTAGCCGTAAAGAAACCTCTATCAGATGTGATGCCATTACCTTAGATTTATACACAGATAACTATAATGCCGGCATAATCGCCGCCCTAGATTTAGATTTTTTTGACCCTATAACTATTACTACTAACCAGCCAGGCTCATCTACCTTAATTAAAACTTTGCAGGTGTTTGGCGTATCTATGGCAATTACGCCCGGCAGCTGGAAAACGACACTAACAACACTAGAGCCGATAATAGACGGCTTTATACTAGACTCTGCTATATACGGCCTGCTAGACACAGGCGTTTTAGCCTACTAAGGGGGTAACAATGGCAGCGGGCTTAGGATTCAAGACCTTTACTACAGGTGAGGTTTTAACAGCCGCGGACGTAAACGGCTATTTAATGCAAGGCGTATTAGTTTTTGCTAGTGAGGCAGCTAGAAACTCTGCAATAACTAGCCCACAAGAAGGCCAGTTTGCATTTACTAAAGATACTAACAGCTTATGGTATTACTCTGGTAGCGCTTGGGTAGCTAGCGGTGCAACAGGTGATATAGAGGGCGTAACAGCTGGCACAGGTATTAGCGGCGGTGGCACTAGCGGCACAGTAACTATTACTAACTCTATGGCTACAGAAATTACAGCTAAAGCCGATTTAATTGTAGGCACAGGTAATGCAGCATTTGATAATTTAGCAGTAGGTGCAAACGGCACAGTTTTAACAGCCGATAGCACAGTATCACCTACAGGCTTAAAATGGGCTGCGCCTGCTGGTGGTGGTTCTTTGATTTACATTACTAGCAGTTCATTTTCTGGTTCATCGGCAGTAAATGTTAATGACTGCTTTAGTGCTACTTACAAAAATTATTTAATAAACATTGAAAATACTGAACTAGCAAGCGGTAGCGATATCAGGCTAAGAGCGCGTTTGAGGGTAGGCGGTTCAGATAATACGACCTCAAATTACCAAGAATCAAGACAAGGTAGGACTTGGTATGGTAGTCCTGCAACTTTTGAAAGTTCTACTTCAAATGGTGATGGTTGGTTTTTTTGGGGTAATTTTGAAACTACTACTGGCGCAGATGCTACAAGAGGCGCAATAAATACCACAGTAACTCTATATCAACCTTTTGCAACTGCATTTACTGGCTATAATTTGCTTGCACAAACCTCAGATGCTTCTCAGCGGGCTGGTGGAAAGTTTGCTGCTACGACAAGTTTTACAGGATTTACAATTTTTCCAGGTTCTAGCACTATTACAGGCACAGTTAAAGTCTATGGAATTAAGGACTCTTAAAAATGAAAATCACCGAAATAAATGCAAGCACTCAAGAAGTCATCGAACGCGATATGACTGCCGAAGAATTAACACAAGCCGAAGCGGATAAACTATTAGCCGAAGCAACAAAGCAAGTGGATCAAGAAGCAAAAGCTCAAGCCGAAGCTAAGCGATCCGTTGCCCTAGCAAAGTTAGAAGCTCTTGGACTTGATGAAAATGACCTAAAGGCACTTGGCCTCTAGCATAATCTTGAGGGAAAGTGCTAAAATAAATTATTATGCTAACAAGCTATAACGGCTGGCCTGCCAGTAAAGACCCGGCAGAAATTGGCATAAAAAGTTATGAAGTACCCGGCACTAATAGGAAACTTAGATGCGCTGAGGCTGTAGCACCTTTGCTAATAGGTTTTGCCGCTGAGTTCCACACACTTATAGAGCCAATAGATGAAGGCGGCCTAGATGAGTGGGGCTACTGTTTTAGAGATGTGCGCGGCGTACCGGGCAAGCTAAGTAATCACGCAAGCGGTACAGCTATAGATCTAAACGCTACTAAACACCCGCTGACCAAGCGCGGTACATTTGCAGCCGAAAAAGTGCCAATGATTAAGGCGCTATGCAAAAAGTACGGGCTAGCCTGGGGCGGCGAGTGGACACGCGCGGATGAAATGCACTTTGAGGTAGCTGTAAATGAGGCTAAAGCTGCAAAAATAATACTAAGGTTAAGCAAGGGCAAAACGCAAGGGGCAGAGCAGGTAGCACAATGAATAGAAAGCAACTAGAGGCAGCGGCCTATAGTTACGGGCGCGCGGCTTTAGCTAGCGTTGCAGCCTTGTACCTAGCAGGCATAACAGACCCTAAAGTGTTGGCTAATGCTTTTATAGCCGCTTTTATTGGGCCAGTATTAAAAGCTGTACAGCCTAATGAAAAGCAATACGGTATAGGCGCAAAGTGACTAAGGCCCTACTAGGGGCGCTGCTTTGTATAACGCCCCTAGTGGGCTGTGGTTATGACGGGTGGGTTCGCTATCCTTGCCAGAATTATGAAAACTGGGAAAAGCCCGAGTGCAACCCGCCCCAATGCGAAGCTACAGGCGTTTGTACTAAAGACCTTATTAGGATCAACGATTAAACCGGCAAATCGGCTAAGTCCCGAGGACATACACGCCCGCTTAATCTTTTTTATAGGCGCTGTATTAGCTGTAACTTTTTTTACTATCACCTTTGGCGCTGTTTATGCCCTGGTATTTGTAACACAGCCTGTAAATGCACAGAGTCCTAATGACCGTGACTTTATACAGTTGCTACAGACCCTAGCCATATTTTTAACGGGTGCGCTAGGCGGGGTGTTAGCTGGTAATGGGCTAAAGTCTAAGGCTGATAAAGACACAAAGAAAGACACGCCGCTAGAAAGCTAGCAATATGTCGCAGGCATAGGTCATACTTTTACTACACGCTGAGAGGGCTACTTAGCAGGTAGACCTAACAGCCATAACTAAAGGGGCTGTATGTTAATAGATCTAGCAGTAATTTTATTTACGGTGCTAATGGTAGGTATGTTTATGTTAGCTGCCTATCGCACAGGCTACCGCGAGGGCCACGGTGACGGTTATCTACGCGGTAAAAATATTTCTAAGGCGCTAAGAGAGGCCAATAAATGAGCAATTTCTTAGAGGGCTATGAGGATGTAAACGCCCGCATTACTAGGGCGCGGGCAGAATATCCGGGCTTGCGCCTAGTTGCATACATAGAGGATATAAGCCTAAAAGATGGCTACATACTAATCAGAGCTGAGGCCTATAAAAACTATGATGATGAGAAGCCAAGCGCTGTAGATTATGCGCTAGAGGTTAGGTCAGACCGTGGCGTTAATGCTAATTTTTGGGTAGAGAATTGCGTTACTAGCGCTTATGGTCGCGTTATAGGCCTGCTAACACCCGGTGGCATAGGTAGACCTACACGGCAGGATATGGACAAGGCACAAAGCCTTACAGCCCCTACAAAGTTTATTAAAACAGTAGCTACAGACCTGCCTAATGAGCCAAGCTGTAAACACGGTTTTAGGATGCTGCTAGAGGGCATAGGCAAGACAGGTGCGCCATACAAAGGCTGGATGTGCCGCGAAAAGGTTAAGGCTAATCAATGCCATCCAATATGGATGCGTAAATATGATGCACAATGGCTAATGCCAGAGGATTACACAGAGGTAATTACAGAGGCAGGGCTAAACCTAGATCCTGTAGCTGAGCGCGAGCCTGTACCAGAAGCATTTATGAGCGAGAGCGAAAGGGCAAACAATAAATGACTAAAATAACGCTTACAAAACAAGAGCAATACACTTGCCATAAAGCGGCGTTGATTAGGGCAGAAAATACCCCGGATTATTGGGATACGCGTAGCGGCGCTTATGAAGCGGCAGCATCGGGCCTTAACCTGCACGAGTTTATAGCGCAAGATGCAGCAGCTACAGGTAGCGAGTGGGCAGTTGCTAAAGCTATAGGTTGCCACTTTGACCCGTTTTTAATCAAGGGTAAACGCATAGCAGATGTAGGTAAAAATATAGAGGTAAAAAGCACAAAATATAACGCTGGCCATTTGATAATACAGCCAATAGATCGTGATAAGGATATAGCAGTATTTGTAATAAATAAATCGCCAGAGTACACAGTAGTAGGCTGCCTGCCTATTGCCTGGGCCAAGGATGCCAAGTTTAGGCATAAAGTGCAGGCTAACTGGTGGATACCACAAAGTTACCTATGGCCTATATCCAATATGCCTTATCCACAAATAGCTGTAGCACAATAAAGGATGGGGTTAAAAACTATGCTTTACATAGAGGCTAAATGCAGACAATGCAAGACCGTAACGCTACAGCTAGAGCGCGTAGTATCTGACCACCTACCACCTAACGTTAAATGCCTACAATGCACTAGATGCGGGCTACTAGATATAACTATGGTAGATGTGGATAAAGCTAGACAGGTGCTCAATTAAGTTATCCACAGGGGCGCAAAACCTGTGGACAACACGCCGAGCCCCCGTTGGAGTTATTCACAATTTGCTCAAATGCTTGACTACCTTGCTACACTTTCTGCGCTGCAAGCGAGCCCCGAAGGGCGATAGCTCGCTAAAGCTGCGAAGGTGTTGGGTAGGTCTATGCTTATTTGTAAGCTCGCTATCTTTACAGACCTTACCCGTAAAGGCTGATATAAACGCTATAGATGCTTATAAAATATATGCTCATATAAAGATAGGTAACTATAAAGAGTTTGTATGTTTAGAGAAGCTCTGGACTAAAGAGAGCAACTGGAGACCTAAAGCTAAGAATAAACACAGTAGCGCTTATGGCATACCACAGTTATTAAAGATGAAAGAAACAAACCCTTATAAACAGATAGACTTAGGGCTAAAGTACATAGCTAAACACAGAGTCTAT